TGAGTTCTCCGGAAAGTGCCGCCATCAACCTCATACTGGTGCTCCAGTGATGGTCCAGATCAGCCGATCACGATCGGCCAGCGGCTCACCCATCACCTGATAGGTCTGACCGTTCAGGCTGAAACGTTCTCCTTCCTGCGGATCCGGCACATCCCGAGCGAGCAGATCGAAGCGGTGCGTAGCCATCACCAAGCGGGTGTCGCCAAAGGACGCGACGACGTCCGGTGTCTTGGCAATAAAGTGCGTGGCGACCTCCGCCCCATCAGCACGCCGGTAGGTGCCCGGTGTACCAAGGTGCAGAAAGGTGCTGATGAGCAGGCGGGCGAAGGGCTGTGTGTGCCGCCCCATCACGCCATGGTCAACTTGACCAGCACGCCAGGACGATGGCACATCGGCAGCGGGTTGCTCTGCGTGTGCAGATCGGTGCCCCGATCGAATTTTCGCGGTTCCTGCTTGGCGTAGATGGGCTGACCGAGCGAATTGACCGTTTCGTTGAAGTCGGCCGGTGCGAAATAGGTGGCAAAGGTGTCGACCGTACCCAGCGGGAAGGCATGGGCTTCGCCATCGGCGATGAAGTCACGCGTCTGGCTGGTGCCAGCCCCATCTAGATAGCTGGCCTTGCCGACATACTCCTCGAAGACGATGCCGCCAAAGGCAAAGCCATTGCGCACATCGTCACGCAGCATGGCACCTTGGGCATAGTTCTCATAGGCCTTGACGACATTGGCGTGCTCGGTGAGCTTGGCAAAGAAGCTGGGCGAACACAGGCAACGCACGCCTGTCATGAATTCACCGCGCAGGTTCTCGGTGATGCTGCGCACCACGTCAGAACATTTGTTCCGCACCTTGGTACCGTCGGCATTGAGTTGAAAATTAACCGTGGTGGGCGTGAGTTTGAAGACATCGAAGAGGTTGTGCAGCACGCTGCCATCGGCGTCCAGAATGACGCCCTTCAAGGCCCCCATGCGCAGATGCTCCAGGGTGATGGCGTGCTTGTTGCGCATCGACTCCAGATGCTGGGCCAGCACCTGGGCCACCGTTTCCATTTCGCTCTCAGAGCCAAAGGCGCGCACGCCCTGGATTTCCTCGGGCAGCACCACGTCTTCCAGCGGGATATGCGGGATCACGAAGGAATGCAGTTGACGCTTGTCGTGTTTGTTCTGCGTCGCGGCACTGCCCACCGGCAGGCTGGGCAGCAGGTTCAGCGTGCCATTGCGCGACTCGATCACCACCGAGCGGGTACGTACCGGCTTGGCCGGGAACAGGTTGAGTTCCTCCAATCGACCGTAGCGGTTGGGGATGAGGTTGATGGCGGCGGTGAGGCTGGCCATCGAGAACCCGGGATTCTGGAAAGGGTTTTGCATGAGAGGGCTCCAATAAAAGGAACGGCCCGCGGAATAACCAGCGGGCCGGAGGAATGACGGAAGAAAGTGGGTGCGATGGCGAGGTGGTGAGTGTTCAAACAGCGTCGCGGACCAGAATGCCCAGTGCGCGCAGCTGGGCAATGGCGGCCGCCTTCTGCTCAGCAGTGATAGCCGCCGGCCAGATCAGCGCATCGCGTAAGACGATGGCGTGGCGGACCACCACCAGGGCATCGGGGTTGTCAGCAGCAGTGGCATCGCAAGCGTTGAGCAGCACACCCGTGGTTTCAGCAAGCGAGCCGGTATCGGCCGGATCGAGCGGGGCGATCTTGCCAGTGGCCGTATCGGTGGCGACCACGGTGCCAAGCATCAGGTTGTGGCCAGCAGCGAGCGTGGCGCGTTCACGGGAATAGCGGTTCTCGCCCTCGAAACGCAGCAGATCGGCGAGATCATTGGCTTGGGTGATGACGGACATGGGGGTACTCCTTTCTTAGGCGGCGCCAGTGAGTTTCTTGACGGCGGCGACGATCGGCGAGGCATCAGCTCGACTTGGTACGGCGGTACCGGCCTCGGCCGTGATGGTCGAGCGAATCTCGGTGGCTTCAGCGTGGGCGGCACGCGCATCGATCAGTACGCGACGCACCTCCGACTGCGACTTACCCGCTGCGATGAATTCAGCAGCACGCTCGGGACAACCGGCGAGCATGCAAATTTCGGCAATGGCCTGCGCGGTTTGAGTGACATCACGTTTGGCATCGGCCACGGCTTGCGCCATTTGCGCAGCGGCTTTGTCGACACCGTGAATATCGATGGTTTGTTCTTCACTCATGTTCAGATCCTTTCTCGGATTAGCCGTCTCAGTACGGAAGACGCCCCGCACCTGAGACGGCGACTGGGTAAGGGCGTTTTTAGGGGCATTGAGAAACAACTGAAATTCGGTCAGGGTGGCGTCCAGGGTTTGGACACCATCGGCAAGTCCCTGAACTACGGCATTGCTGCCGAAATAGAGTCCAGCTTCGGTCGCGCGCACGGCATCAAGATCCAGCCTGCGCATGGCCGCGACGTGTTCGGTGAAGATCGCGTAGAGCCGGTCGACTTCACTTTGCAGTTCCAACTTGGCTGCATCCGACAAGGGTTCGTGCGGCGAGTAGTCGTTCTTGTGTGCGCCCGCGGTGATGGCGGTGTAGCGGTAGCCGTCGTTGGCATCCTTAATCGACTGGTCGACATGCAAGGCGATCACGCCAATGGAGCCGACACCGCCGGTTTCGGTGACGAACAGACGTTGGGCACTGGCAGCAATCGCATAGGCGGCTGAGTACGCCGCATCGTTGGCCACGGCCCAGACGGGCTTGATGGTGGCTGCCTCGCGCACGCGGCGGGCCAACTCGAAACTGCCCGAGGCTTCACCGCCGGGGGAGTCGATGTCGAGCAGGATGCCGTTGACCATGGGATCGGCGACGGCCGCATCCAGCATCGCGGCGATCTCGCTGTAGGACGTCAGGCCCGAGGCGGCTTCCATGCCAAGTGAGCGCTTGACGAGAGTGCCCAGAATGGGAATGACGGCAATCCCCGTGGGAGCGGTGGTAGCCGACTTCGGTACCGACAAGGCCAGATCCACCAATGGAGGCGCGACGCCTAAGCGCTCGCCCATCACCGCCAGAATGACATCGAGTTTGGCGCGATGGACGAGCAAGGGCGTCCCGAACAGGCGGGAAGCGAGGTGAGGCAGCATGAACTACTCCAGAGAAGTATCGGTTGAGAGATCGGACAGCGTGACATCGCTGGTCGGTAGTGATGGGGTGGTCAGGGGTTGGTCGTAACGGGGATCCGAATCGAAGACCAAACCCAAGTCATCGGCTCGGACGTTGTCAGCGGCAATCTCACGATCCACGTCCTCAGCGTCGTAGCCATTACCGGAGATCGCTTCCGACCGGCTCATGAGGCCCGCACGGATCGCCAACTTCATCGCGTTGTATTCTTTCTGCGGATCCACCCATTTCCAGCCCTGCGGGATCCACTTGGCGGCTTGGTATTGGCGTTGATTCTTTTGATAGGCGGGCAAATCGAGGACACCTTCGAGTAACGCCTGATCCATCCAAGCGCGCCAGATCGGCCGGCACAGCTGGTGCACGATCACGCCGTGCTGTAAGGCCTCGCAGCGACGGCGGAATTCCAACAACCCGGCACGGATGGAGGAGTAGTTCACCTGCGTCAGGTCCCCGGTGAGCATCTCGTAGGTGATGCCCATGGCAGCGGCCACCGCTCGGAACTGCTGACGCATGAATTCGGCGTAAGAACTGCCAACATCAGCGGGGGCTGAGAACTTGATGTCCTCGCCTGGCTCCAAGATCTGCAGCGTGCCGGGCTCCATGCCAGCCAAGGCGACACCATTCGCATCGGCCGCCGACTCGCCCATCAGGTTGTCTTCTGGGGCCATCCGGGTAATGAAGCCCGCGAACATGGCAGCGGTTTTCTTGCGTACCAGCTCGGCGTCGTCGTACTGATCGAGCTCGTTCAACTTGACCAGTGCCCGTGTGAGCCACGGCTCGCCTCGGATCTGACCAGGGCGTAGCGGACGAAACAGGTGAATCACTTCGTTGGCATCCACCCGTACGGTGTCCATGCCACCACCGCCAGCATTGCTGGACATCGGTGCCAGCAGCCCATCATTGGGGTGCGAGCGATACAGGTGGTAGGCCGCCCGGCGCCCCAGTTTGTCGAACTCGATGCCGGCACGGATCACATTGCCACCGGACAGATCACGGTTCATCGTGGTCGGCAAGTGCTCCGCTTCCAGCGCCTGGATCTGCAGTGCCACCGGCAGACCATCCTCAGTACGGCGGTAACGCAGGCGGATCAGCGCTTCGCCGCCCTCGAGCATGGCGCGCGTGGCCAGCGCCTGCAGGCCGTAGAAGTCGGTCAGGCCTGCGGCATCCGCCTGCTCACACCAGTCCCACCACAGGCTGTGAATCGCCTCTCGCGTAGTCTGGTCCTGGACCATGCTCTGCGGCTTGATGCCGGTACCGATCGCGTTGGCCACAAAGGCTTCGATGCCGGCTGCAGCCCAGGCATTGCGCCGCACCAGGTCACGGCTTTTGGCGCGCAACTCGTCCTGGGCCAGCGACAAGGCGGCCACCGCACCTGGGTTACCCGGCATCCAGGCCAACGCACGGCGACCACTGCCGACACCGTCATAGACAGGCACGCCGCCGAACATCCTGCGACGAAGGTTTTTGAGCCAGGCCATCAGAGCGCCTTGCTCGTGTTCACACGGATCTGGCGCGATTTCGGTGCACCAGACTCACGGGCGATCGTGGCCTCAACCTCAGCGATCGCCGCCTTGAGATCTGCCACGCTGCGGTATTCGATGCTCTTGCCTTCGTAGGTCACGCGGTGCTCGCCGCTGGCCAGGGCTTCACGCAGGGCCTGCAGGTGTTCTGGTGTGTAGGTCATGTTCAGGTCATCCATCGGCTGCGCACCACGCGCCGTGCGGGCGCTGGCGTGCTGCCAGAAGTGCTGAGGCCACCGTCGAACTTCTGATCTAGGGTGGCCTCGGGGGTTGTGATTTGTTTGGCGTTGAGCGCAGGGCCAACGCCGAGTTGCTTTTCGAGTTCTTGCCAGTGGCGGTCCTCGAACCGGTCCAGGCCCGCAGCCGCAGCCGCCGCACGGGCGTAGACATAGCAGTCAAGTGCCTCGTTGCGCTCGCGCATCTTTTGCCACTCTCGGTGGGCAAAGCCGTTGCGGTCGCGCCGGGTGATCAGCTGCTCGGCGCACAGCTGCTGCAGGTATTCCGCATCGACCTTGGGCAGGTGCACGAAACCGACCGGGTACATCGGCGTGATGCCGTCTTCGGCCACCTCGGCGCTCTTGCGCAGGTTGTTGTAGAACTCCAGCTTGGCAATGCCGCCCGCCACCGGGAACACCTTGATGCCCCGGCGCAGCTTCTTGCCGCTG